ACTGTACCAACAGCAGATTTATGGAATACTAAACCGATAGTCTTACTATCATCACCTGAGTAAGTGTTGTTCGCACCACTTGGGTTAGAAGATACGTTGCTCTGAGGTACGTTGTTAGACATCATAATTGGGATGCCAGCAACTTGTTGTACCTTACCAGAAGCAAACGAACCATTACCCTGTGGGTTGAAGTCAACGTCTACAGTTCTTGTAGCAGACTCGGCAAGTTTGTAATACTCAGCAGGTGGTAATACACAGAAGCGATCTGTTGGAGGAATGTCTCTTTCGTCAAATGCTTGTGCAATATCATAGATAGCACCAGCTAGTTCATCACCTGTAATACCAGCAGAAGTTGTGTTACCAGCACCAGTTGGGAAACTAGATACGATACCACCTTGTCCACCTGATAATGTAGAAGATGCTCTAGAAGCATTTGCTATCATCTTCGCTACGTTTTGATCGTAAGTACGAGCTAGAGCCTTACCAAGCTCATCAGCGTAAGTAGCCCTTACGTCATAGTGATTCTTAAGCTCATCCAAATTCGAAACGAAAGCTTGAGAAATTAGAAGATCATCAATGTTGATAATCTTTTCGTTTGCCTTGATTTGGTTAGCACCAACAAGAGGGGTTCCTACTGTATGGTATGCAGCAGTAGCAGTTCCTAATACTGGGAACTGTGCTGACTTACCACTTGTGATAGTACGAACTGAATGAAGTTGCTCGTTAAAAATGTTGTTTCTGGCAAACGCAGTTAGAACTTCTCCACTAAAAACTTTAAGGAAAAGAGCGTCAAACGCTGTACCAGTATTATTAACCAAACCAAGGCGTGAGACTGTGGCGTTAGCCATAGGAAAACTCCTTGATTAATGTTTACAAATTTGAGTAACTAACTTCGTTTCAATCCTTTCTCTCAAGTGGTATCTGACGCATCAGGCACAAGGATATTTA